TAGACTGATTAATGGAAGAGAAGTTCTTCAGAAGGTTTACAGTAGATTCAGAAAGTTTCATAAGGTGTGCCATTGGTGGTCTTATAGTGGTCATCAAAGTGCATCAGGAGCATAGCATAGTGAATGACTTTCATCAAGTCTTTCTTGTTTTTACCTGATTTAGATCCATAACGACTTCCATACTTAAGGATATTTGCTTGACAGAAGTTGGAAGCAAGTTCTTTTGCTGCCATCAGGTCAATAGTTTGAAGATCTTTGTATCCATGTTCATAAGAAGTGTAATGACTATTGTAAGTGCTGCTTACATACTCTCTGATATCAGTTAAGATCTCTTCTTCATTGTACTTGAAATGAAGATTTTTATGTGAAACAGATGATATGGGAGAAACATTTCTCTCCCGATCATAGTATTCAACAGTGTGTTCATAATTGTCCATATTTAATTCATCATAAAGTAAAGACCAGGACGTCATAAAGGGAGGATAATCCTCCCCTTATCATATCAATTTTTATCTTGTTTGTCAACAGAAAAGTCAACATCAACCTTGTCATAGAGTTCAATGAAGGACTGCTTTGTTTCTTCATCAAAGCGATTGGTGCAAACCTCAATTGCTTTCTCTTTGCTATCAAAGATACTGTAAGCACGCAGGATGTGAACCAGACGACGTGTGCTGATTACTTCCTCAATACCACCATCATAGAAGGTTTTGCGAATGATGTCTGCCCAATCTACAAGATTCTTACAGAACTGCCTGTCTTCAATACCAAGATCCAAAGCAAGACCTTCAAGAATCTTCTTCTCAATTACAACAGTTGGATATGCCTGCTCAAAGGTCACGCAGAACCTTTCTAGGAATGCTTCATTAAGCACATTGGTTCCAATAAAGCGACCGTCATCGCTGCCTTTGCCTTTAGTATTTGCAGTTGCAATAACATTGAATCCATCCTTTGGTTGAATATATTTACCAATCTTTTTGAGGAAGATACCTTTACCCTCAAGGATAGATTGCAGACAAAGAATCTTGTTAGATGCAAGGTCAATCTCATCTAGAAGAAGAACAGCTCCTTTCTCAAGAGCTTCAATGACAGGTCCATTGTGCCAGACAGTTTCACCATTAATAAGACGAAAACCACCAATGAGATCATCTTCATCAGTCTCAATGGTGAGATTGACACGAATCAGTTCCCTCTGGAGTTGCGCACAAGCTTGCTCAACCAGGAACGTTTTACCATTACCAGAGAGACCTGTAATGAACGCTGGATAGAAAAGATTGGACTTAATAATTTTTTTAATATCTGTGAAGTTACCAAACTTGACGAAGGTATCATCTTTCTGAGGAATAAGGTTTTGCTCAAATGCAGGAAGAGCAGGTGGTGCTTGATAGTCTTGTTCCAGTTTTTCCTGAACAGTCAGATTCCATTTGCCACGACCTGCTTTGTATTGTTCCAGTTTCTTAGAAACAGTCTGATAGGTGGTGCCATTCATATTACACCAGGCACGCACATCAGCAGAAGTTACATTGTTACCATAGAGGTTTTGAAGGGAAGAGACAACAAATTCAGTTGAGAGAGGCATGGTCAGGTGTGTAGTGTGTTTGTTCAACAGGTTAATTATAAGGGATCAGAGGGGGGTTTGGACCCCTCTGGGGACAGTTACAGAACTGGTTCAGCAGACCAGATCCATAAACTTGCTTAACACTTTTTTATTTAGAGACTTGTTCTTCAAATTTTTAGCAAAAGCAGATTTGATTTTTGCCTTTGAAGCACCTTCCTCAACACTCAACTCAGTGTCATTGTTGAGACCAGAGGACATGATTGCAAACAAGGATGTGTATCCAGACTTTTTGATATCAAAATACTTTTCGTTTTTAGCGCGCTGCCTTTCATTTTCAGAAATAAATCCATACCTTTTGATAAAGGATACAAATTCCCTAGAACTAACAATTCTGATACCAATGAAGTTTGTATCAGGAAAGGACTGTTTCAAATCTTTGAGCAAGATCTCAGTGAACTTGTAGTAAGCATTAGGAACTTCATAGGTGAAACCAGTCTTACGATTACGAAGATAATCACCAGGCCTCAGATGACGTTCACCAATAGTTGTTAAACCATGATAGGAAGTCACTTCATTGTTTGCTGGAAGGTGATTTGCTTCACCATCAGTCAATACAATACACTGAACCTTTTGAACATTGTTCTTAGATTTGAATTCAGGAATAATGTAATGAAGGGAGACCAGTGCCTCATTCAAAGGAGATCCAGAAAGAGACATTGACTTAGGAGAATCATATTCAACCCAATGACGAAAACCAAAAGCAAGTCTCCAGATGTTAAGCATTTGCACTTCAATATCTTTCTTCTTCACATTACTAGAGAGAAGATTCATCAAAGAGGTGCTCTCATCAACATAGAAAGTTCCAACTCTCCTTTCAGTGAATTCCACATTTTCACTCTGAGTACGAAACCTGTAAGAACAAGTGAAAGCGTAAACATCATAGGGGATGTTGACCTTATTGCAGAACCAGATCAGAGAATAAAGTTGCTTGATAGTATCAAGAATACAGTCTCCCATGGAACCAGACCAGTCAAGTACAAAGACCAGACCATGATTCTTACCATCAGGAACAATGGTCACTTTCTTGAAAAGATCTTCATTGTACTTGTAAGTATGGAGTTTAGTACAATCAAGCACACCAGTGCGTGATGTAGCAGAGCGAGAATAAGCATCTGCTGCTTTCTTGGACTCAAACTCCTTTACCAAGTAGTTAACTTCCTTCTGAGCACTCTTCCTGAATTTCTTGTATTCATCATCAGGAAAAGCAAAACTCTTTGGAGGACAAGTGCATTGTTGACCATAAGAATCAATATATTGACTCTCTACCATCTGTTCTTGAAAGCATGAAGTAAGTTCATCATGAATCACCTGATTGGAGATGATCATCTCACTCATATCAATCTTTGGAATTTCAAGAAAGGTGGTCTCATGATGAATGGTTGAGGAGAGACTTTGAGCACCTTCACTGAAAGCAGCATCAGTAGAAACTTCTGGTTCAGAGTGATCCTCTTCAATTTCTGGTTGAACATCTACATTTTCACCTGAAGTATCACCATCAGTGTGACCATCATCATTCTCATTCTCCTGCTCACGACGTTCTGCTTCCTCTTGCATTTCCTCATGAGTCATCTCTTTATCAGAGTTACCCTGAGCAGAATTCTTAACAGAAGGTTGCTCTTCCTGATTCTTCTTATTCTGTGCTTGATCCTTCACATACCTGTAAAGTTCTTCAGCAGCAAGAACAGCATCAGCAAAGGTTTCTGCATCAGAAATCATTTTGATGATTTCCATCTCTTCATCACTGATAGGAACATCCACAAAGTTACCAATCTTGAAATAAAGATTAGCACGATCAGCAAGATTCAGTTTAGAGAGATCTTCATCTTTGATACAGAAAAAGTCAGTCTCTTCAAATTCATCATACCCAGCATTGAAAGTCTTGTGCAGACCAGGATAGCGACGCTTCATCAGTTTCTCAATGCGAGCATCCTCAGTCACATTCACAAACTGTTGAGGGATACGATCCTGCCAATCCCACTCATTAGGAGTGTAGAGAGCATGACCAACTTCATGTGCAACCAAAAGATCATAGACTTTCTCACTTGCCCTCTTCCAGTTAGGCAGAGTCAAAACCCTACTCTCAACATTGAATTGAGCAGTTTCTACATCCCTGTGCTCAACAACAAGGTCTTCCTGAGCAAGCAATTTTGCAAGCTGGGACTTGATTTCATAGTTAACTGGCATGGGTGGTTTGCTTTGTATGTGAATAGTCTACACCACCTAGATCAGTTTTCAGGCACCTTGAACCAGTTTGTCAACTGGCACACAGCAGTCCTTTGCTATTCATATACTGCAATGTCTCTTTCAAATTTCCAATATGTCTTGATCCAATAGCAACTTGTGGATAGGTTGCTTCTTTGCCAAATTCTCTTTCAAATGCTCTCTGAGTGAAGTGCTCATCAAGTCTATAAATCTTAAACTCACCACCTAAGTGCTTCAAGAGTTCAATGATTCTCAAACTCTCTTGACTATCATTGCTGTAAATGACTGCTGTTTTACTGATCATTGTTGTTGGTAGTATCTGAATAGGTTATAATAATTTGTTTTGTTTCA